TAGTGGACACTATCGCGGTATTAATGAGTTAGAAAAAGTGGGGCTCAGCGGACGCTTACGTTGGTTAGCTGTCTTAGCATCACTGATCACCATACTACCCATACCTAAACCATAGTGGCTGTCAGGTATCTTCTTGAATCGAGATACCACACATGGGAACTCTTCAAAGCCTGATTCTTTTAGGATGTGTTTTGATTGAGATTCGATTGTGTATGAAGCGAAAGGCATTGATGTTGAAACACGTTTACCTTCTTCTCCTTTTACAAACTTAATGTCTCTTGGGAAGATAGCTTGTACTAATGTGAACTTCTGATCAGGTTTCTTTTCTGCTGCTGTTTTTACTTTGTCTGATACGTTGTCTATACCAAATTCAGATACGATTTGTTCAGCTGATAACTCGAACTCTCTATAGATTGTGTCGATCAATCCATTCGCTTGTGTAGAGCTGATATAGCAATTGCCAATAGACCAGGTATTGAAAGTAAAGCCACCTTTTTCTCTATTTGTGTCTGCATATAATACTGCCCATCCAGCTACTACCAAGTCTGTAAGAAAGTCTGTGACTTCTGAATCAAAGTTAGATGCATGGATATTTCTAAATAGGAATTGATCTACAGCACTGAGCCATTGTTCGCCTTCAGTAAGCTCTGAAGGTGTATCTACACCGCTTGGAACTGATTTAAACCAAATACTAACAGGGCTTGTAGTACCACTAACAATAGAGCTAACAAGTAGTTGAATACCTTCTACTGCTGTTGTATCAAATAGCTCTATCCTAGCTTGTTTTCGTTCTTGTTCTAAAGCTGTAGCTGCTACATCTTGAAAGCTTTGCTGACGTTCAGGAGCGCAATATTTATAACATTCCTTCCAGTGGGATTCGTGTTTAATTCGATCTGATTTTAGTTGAGACAAACGCTTTAATATTTGTTGTGCGTTCAATCTCTTTAAGCCCCTGTTTTCGTATTACTCGAATTATCGTTACCTGTATTACTAGCTTGATGGTATAGGTTGCTGATTACTGTATTCTTGCCTAGCAAGCTACCTAATATCGAGCTTTGCTTATATTTACGTCTTGAAGCTGCATTCTCATTCGCTTCTCGTTGCGCTCTTTCTTTAGCTTTACGTTCGATCTCTTCTGCTGATTCTTGCTTTTGAACCTTTGGTTTTGATCCCATTATTATTGTTCCTATAGTTATTGTTTTGATGTGCTGTTGATGTTGCAAAATGCGTGTGCGTGTACGTGCGTACATAGGTAGATAGAAGGGCATCTGTTCAAGCCTATTTGAAGCTCTAATTGATTCAGTAAGCTATGCAGTCTTTGTTCTAGTTATATGTGTTGGGTTACTGTAGTTGCTGTATTTGTTATTGCTTACCAGGTTGAATAGAGTCTCTTTTTTAAAAATGGTAGATGTCTGTTTTAAATACAGATCTTGTTTATTTTTATTATATTATTAGCTGTATTAATAGAGCTATTAAAGAAAGCTCAGGATAGAAAGAGAAAAACTAAACTGAGCTAAAGAGTGAAGCTCTGAAGTGATGTAGAACTTGTTAAAGTTTCATCTGAGCTAAAAGGGGAGTCTGATAGCCTACCTAGATAAGCTATTAGTTAAGGATGAAATAAAGGATATATAAAATGACTGACCTAGTTTTATTGTTATTACATCTTACTTAGCCTAAGTCGTTCTAAATAAGTAATGAGAACTATATCAGAAAAATTTATATTTGTCAAGTGCTGAACACTATATGTAGTGTTTATGTATTTATATATCCACTATATGTTGTGATTTACCCATTACGCCATTTAAACAACTCTTCGCAGCTTTCACCAATTTCTTTTTCTAACTGATCCTGATATTTTTCTAAACCGACTATAGATACTGATTGTGTAGCCATATTAGCTTTCATATAGGCTTTTTCATCTTCTATAACTTGTACCAGTTCACATAATTTCACTTTGTATCTTTTATCTTTATTAACAATGTTGTTTCTTGGATCTTTAATAAGATAGGAACTATATCTTTTTTCATTCTTTAGTTCAGCGAAAAGTCCTAAAGTTTGGTAAAAAACATCTCTAGATTGTTCAGCCTTCGGTTCAGTGTATTTGTATACAGTGTTATAAGCGTAGCTAGTTGAGATACTAGATACAGTTATAAGAGAGAGTAGGGCAGTCTTAATTTTCATATTATTACTATTAATCATTTTCTAATAGTCACATTCGAATTCAGAATTGTCTAAAACCTTTGCTAAATGTCTTGCGTAATCAAGCTCATCTTGAATACTAGGTAATATTGCTCCATCAATATATTGAGCATATTCAGGATTATCATCTATCAATTTTTCAGCACGTTCTAAATTTCTTTTATAATTGCATATAGTTAGAAAGTACATGCTAGTTTGACTCTCAGTTGGATTTTTCAGTTGTGCAAATTCCAAAAGAATATCTTGATTACTACTATGCGTTGCTGAGTATGCATCAAGCTTTTTCATAAAATTCGCAGCTTTAATATTTTCTAGATCATCTGCATAAGCATTGCTCATACCAATGAAAATAAGTAAATAGATAGGTATAAGTTTCATTGTATAAGTTGTTGTAAAGCTTCTGATAACTCAGTATAGCATTCAGTTGTTGAGCCGTTGAATGAGATTTTAGGCTTATAGTGGTAGTCCTGCATTTCTGTTTTGAACTTTACTTCCAGGTCATAGACTGCTTCTGCTGTATCAGGAAGTTCGAGTAGGATCTCCCATTCGTATGGCATAGCTTTCACAGTACCGTATCGAGTTAAAATGTTATTAACTGTAATACCTAATTTGAAGAATGACTCTTCCTTATTCCAGCATTTGATTAAGTAGAAGATTGGTTGACCGCCATTTAGTACAGCTTGATCTAGGAAGGATTGTTTCTTACATCCTTTAATTTTCATGATTATTCTTTAAATAGTTGTTTTTATTTACTGTTGTTATTGTAAAGGCAAAATAATAGCCCTCAGTTGAGAGCTATACCAGTTTAGGCAAGATGGTCACGGACAAATTGAGGATCAAGAATAAACAATTTAATCAGTGATTGAGCTGCCCCTGAAGGTCTTCTAGCTCCTTGTTCCCAAGATTCTAGTGTACGTTTAGAGATACCTAAAATCTTAGCAAACTGATCTTGAGTAAGTTCAGACTTTCTTCGAGCTAAAGCAACATCGGTTTCAGTGATAACAGTTTTTCTTGCTGCATCATTAGCAAGCATTTGTTTAACGCCTTCTAATAATTCAACATTTAAGTCTCGTTTTGCTTCACGAGCTTCCAATTCTTTGTCACTTAATAAACGACTCATTTCAGTAACTCCGCTAATTGTTTCAGTGTCTTTTTCTCAAGCTGGGTAATTGTGTCTTTACTATATAAGGTCAATAACCAGATCTCGCCATTTGCTAAACGGTTATAGTAAATTACACGAACTCCACCTTGTTTACCTTTACCCTTACCGCCCCATCGGATTTTACGAACACCGCCAGTACCAGGTTCTACATCTCCTGCTGTGGGATTCTCAGCAATGAAAATCTTGAAGTCGTTATATTGTTCTTCAGTCCAGTAGTAAGGATATTCATTGGTAAAAAAAGTAGTCTCACAGATGGTGTACATCAAACAGCCTTATACTACTTTGTAGTGTTTTATTATATACTACTTAGTAGTACTTTCAAGCTCTTTAACTTTTTTAGTACGTGGTTTTCTTGCTTTTGGTAATATAGGTACACGTGCATCTGCTGTTGCTTTCTTATTCGATTGTACCAGGTTAATGTTGTTGACTTCTAAGCTTGCTTCTAAAGCATTGTCGATACCACTTTTATAAGTTTTGATTTCAAAGTCTTCAGGAGCTTTGAAGTATTGTTCAAATACAGCTACAGGAACAGTAGGTCCATTTAGAATAAGCTGTAGCTTTGTTTGATCTGACAGTTCTGGGTTGAAGTCGTTATATGTTGCTAATACAAATTTCTTTTTGTTAGTAATGATGAATACTGAATACATAGTTATATCTCTTTTTATTTGAAGTTGTTTTTGTTCTTATTGAATGCTTGTTTATATATAAGTTTTAGTTATAGAAAACAGATAAATATATAACATATTTTTATTATATTGTCAATCTCTATAACTTTTAGGAATAAGAATACTTATTCTACATAGGCTATTTATTACGTTTATTGATAGCATTTTGAAATGATTGGCTACATGCTAAATAATGACGTTCTTCAAAATCAGAGATAGCTTGCTTTTTCATTGATTGAGTAGGGTATACAGATACCGTATAAGCATCCTGAACAATAAAGAAGATTTGCTTTTCTTCTCTTTCTCTTGCTTCTTGATCAGTCATATTAGCTGTAACTGACATTAACTTTTCCGTAGCTTCAGAAGCTTTCAAACCTAATTGTCTGTATGTTTGGGCTAAAGAAGCTACTGTTTCAGCTTTTTTACAATGAGCTTGAGCTAATTCATATACTGTTTCTGAATAAGCAGAAGTACCAATACAGGCTATGAGTAAGCATAGAGCTATCTTTTTCATATTTAATAAATAATTAAAAATATTCAATTTAATTCTATTTGATTGGTATTAAAAAATAAACAGCATACAAAACAGATTAGTAGGCAGTCAGTTCAATATTTGATATGGATACGTGCCTGTTAAGGTACGGATACAGATTAAAGATTGATTACTGACTGTTAAAGGTTGTTATTCATTGACTATTAAGGAAATGAATAAGAAGCTTGTTATAGGTTGAACAACTATTTTTCTATAAGAAGATATGAGAACGACTGAAAGGAGTTCGATATATCGTTCTATTCTTTTTCTTTATTTGAAAAATTAATTAAATATTTATTAATTAGTTATCTGTATTTTTTTATAATTTCTTCTTTAAGATTCAAGTTTAAAAAAGCCCTAAAAAATTGACTTTTTTGACAGTCCCAAGACAAGGTTTTGTCTAGCCTTATTTTATAAGACTTTTTAAGCTTCCTTCAAAATCAGTTGAAAACATTGAGTTATAAAAAGAATGGACCTCAGCTCGAAACTTTACGAAGTATAGCGAGTAATAACGAAGCTATGCTGAAGTAAATGTTTGAGCAACCAACCGACTGTATGCAATAGCTACAGTAATGGAAGGAACAGAGGGCGGTCAGTAAATAGGCTTTAGGTGCTATGTCTGTGTGCGCTTATGTGTACCTAGAATCCGTACATTTTTGTTTTAAGGTTTTTGCTTTTTTCATTTTTAAAAACAAGTAGTTATAAAATGTCTAAGACAAGGTTTTGTCTACAGCCTTTAAATTTTCCTTTATAAATTCACTGTAATTTGAGTATCGAATTGCAGCGAAAGCCGTATAAAACCTAAGATCAATTAAGACTGAAACCTGTCTTACTTATCCACAATTATAAATTTAAAAATAAAACAACCATTTAGCTAGACAAATAAAGGGTTTCAAGACAAAAACCAAGTCTCAAGACAAGCTATTGACATTATCTGTCTTGAAATTGTATAATTTGTCTCAAGAGGGAAGAACAGTCTTCCATAACAACAAAATATCATGAGGAATAAAAAACGTGCCAATAGGAAAAATAAGCACAGTGTTTAAAGTTTATGATGCAATGATGGGTAGCGGTAAGACTACTCAAATTATAGAAAACATTAGAACAGCAGAAAAAGACCAGAACTTTCTTTACATCACTCCATTACTTGATGAATGCCATCGTATTTCAGGTACAACATACGATCCTGAAGATGTATTAAAACGTCCTTTAATTACCACAGAAGACGATACAAGCGTTCATTATGCATATTTAGATGATGCTCCTTTGAAGGAAAGACGTTTCAAGCATCCAAGCTATAAGGGCGGAAATAAAGCTGAAAGCTTGCAATACTTGTTAAAGAACAAAGAAAACGTAGTCAGTACACATCAGCTCTTTATGAACCTAACACCAAATATGTTGGATGATGCGAAAGACTATGTGCTAATTATTGATGAAACAATCCAAGTCTATGATGTATATACCGAGCATTCATCTACAGAGTTAGAAGCTCTTTTCCGTTTAGGTTGGATTCATGTTGATGATGATGCTGTCACTCTTCGTTTCAATCGTGAAAAGTATGGTGATAACGGTGGTGACCCGACAGGTACGAAATATGAAAACCTAGCGACAATGTGTGATCTTGGTCAACTCTTGTATGTGGACCAGAAGTTGATTGTTTGGGAATTGAGTATCGACACACTGAGATCTTTTAAAGAAGTCTGGATTGCTACTTATATGTTTGAAGGCTCTCAAATGTCAGCGTATTTGAAATCGTATGGCGTTGAGTATGAGCTGATCCGTTTTGGTAACAAGCCTTCTCAAATTAAGCATTTAGTCACTATTTCAGATAACAAGTTTATTAATGAGATTGGTACTAAAACGACCGCATTGAGTTCAAGCCAATTCAAATCAAACAAGAAAGCTTTATGTGAGCAGTTGTCAAAAAACCTTGATAACTATTTCCGTAACCATGTTAAAGCTAAAAAGTCAGACAGACTTTGGACTTCATTTAAAGAAGCACAGTCAGCAATTGCTGGAACACGCTATAAAGAAGAATGGTTAGCCTTCAATACAAAGGCAACTAACGAATACAAAGACAAAACCAACTTAGCTTACTTGATGAACCTATATCCAAATCCAATGGTTGTTAAAGCTTCAGCTATGAAGGGATTCCCTGTTAAGGAAGATGTATTTGCTCTATCTGAGATGGTCCAGTGGATATGGCGTTCTGCTATCCGTGAAGGTAATCCAATTAATATTTATGTACCAAGCTCAAGAATGCGTAGCCTATTGCAGCGTTGGTTAAATGATGAATTTGAAAATGATGTTGCAGAAGTTACAGAAGAAGCTGAACAGTTAGAATTAGTTTAAAATATTGGTATTCTTATTTTAGCCTGTAATCTCAGGCTATTTTATGAGTTGGCTATCATATATTTCCAGCCATTGCAAAACATATTTTGATTTTGTATAATACTCATTATTAAGAAAACAATAAAAACAAAAGTGGGGAGTAGTCAGCCCATATTAAAAAACCTCTCTGACTATAATCAAAACACAACTCAAAATATTAAGTCTGCATCCAATTAGGATTATAGCGGACTCAAAACACGTATATATAAAGGATATAAAAGATGACTTCATTATCATTACAAACTCAAAACTCTACACCATTTAATACAGCTATTAATACAGCTAATAATATTGTCAAAATGACAAGCCAACAAATTGCAGATCTAGTTCAATCAAGACATGATGATGTTAAAAGATCAATTGAACGCCTTGTAACTTCAGGTGTAATAGCATGTCCGCCATTGGCGGATGTGGTCACTAAATCAAATAACAGGGATTACACTTCTAAAGTTTATGTATTTGAAGGTGATCAAGGTGAACGTGATACAACAATTATTGTTGCTCAGCTCTCACCACTCTTCTTAGGTCAAATTGTTGATCAATGGAGATTCTTAAAACAGCAAGTTCTTGAAATGAACAAGCCATCTTACATGATTGAAGATCGTGTTGAACGTGCTAAAAAGTGGATTGAAGAAGAAACAGCTAAACAAGAAATTGAAGCTAAGCTGATTGAAGCTAAACAAGTAATTGAAGTACAGCAAGTAGATGTAGATGCACTAGAACGTATTGCAAGCCGTAAAGGATCTATGACAGTACGAGATGCAGCAAAACTATTAAATATGCGTCCGATTGATTTAAGAGATTGGATGCTTGCTAACAAGTGGACGTATTCACCATACAAAGGAAAATACAGACCTACAGCAGCACACGCTACAGCAGGACATTTAACCCTGTCACCAAATGAATATGATCCATTGGTACGTGTGACTTGGAAAGGACTTGCACTACTAGCTAAACGCTTAAACGTAACATTAGACACAGACAATATCTGATCCAAAAGGGAAGTATCACAGCTTCCCTAAAATATAAAATTAATTAAAGAGAAAAATATGAAATACACAATAAAAGACTTTGCTGATAAAGCTCTCATCCCATACACAGACTTCTATAACCAAGCATTAAAACTATTCCAAACCATACATTTTTATGGATCTGAAGGAGTAGTTGAACCAATCCTTAATGACCAGGATCAGATAGTAGACTTCAAAATGACTCATGCTTTTGGAGTAGCAGTAATAGCAACATTAGATGCAACAACAAACCAAGAAGACTTGGTATCAGTGATCCATGTTGAAGACTTCAACTAAGACATAAAGAGAAAAGGGCAGGGATGTTCATAGCATCCCTTAATATTAACCAGGACTAGGAATGAGAAAATTATCTAAAACCACATACAACAAATTAGTAAAAGCCAAGATCTTACAAACAGGCTTATACAACGGCAGATCAGTAGAAGAAGCTGATATTGATGACGAACTATACGAACATTTATCTGAGATCAGACAAGACTACAAGAAAGGTGTATTAACAGCCTTCAATGCTGATGCTGAAATGGCATACAACTTCCTCAAATATGAAAATGAATATGCAGATGACTTAGACATTGATTATGGTATTGATGATTTGTACGGATCATATTCAGACAACATGAAAGACATTAAAACTCATTTTGGAGCGTACTAATGATCGAAGCTCTTATCGCAACTTATTTAGCAACAAACTTTTTACTAGCTCTACATTTAATTGATGTGAAGCTAGATGACAGACATTCAATTTCACTATTACAACTTATTGCCCTTAGCTCAATTGGAGCTAAAGGCATTTACTATAAAGATTAATTACCCTTTACCCCTGTTTTCTTAATTGGAGCAGGGGGTTTTTATGCTTTGATATTTTTTCTAACTTCGTTGGTGATAGTGTGGTATTGATTTTTAAAATCATCAAGTGCATCAATGAAATCTAAAAATATCATTTCTGATAAATCTGAAGACTGGTATCTATGCTTCTTTAATAGTGCCTTTTTTAAATTATCTATCTCATTTTTATACATTATCTTTTCGCTATTAGTATACTTAACAGATACTGTGTTTTTAGAATTT